AGTTACTTTTGGCTGTAATATACAAGTTATTACCATGTATGCATCAATTGCAAGAACAACTTTTGATTTTATTCATACGATGCCATACTATGATATTTCAATGGATACATATTTTATCTCGCGGGCTGAATATGATTCTATTATTAGTAAAAAACTAATTGCAAATCCAAATGGGACGAGCACAACAAAAAGAATAAAGAAATTCATAGACAGAGGATGGTCATATGATGAAAACCAGTGAATAAAAATAGAGCCGGCATTCTAGTAAATACTAGTGTTTATACTTAGTTTTTATTGCATTGCAGCATATATAATGTTATACTGATGCTCACTAAAGAGGCCACTATAATTTTATGTTAAAAAAACTAATCGAACTATTCAAACCAAAATCTTTCCACTGCCAAATGGAAGAGTATATCAATTCAAAAAATCCAACGTGTGAAGCTGATGTTGAACGACTGATGCGCCAATACATATTAAGAAGAGGTTCTCTATGATTGAAATACTCCGTGAAATTTTAGAACTAATGAAAAACCAACCAATCGCTTACCAATAAGGATAAACAATGACAAATTTTACCGATACAACCAAAATCTCCGACCTTGCACTAGCTATGATTACAGCTAATGACTCTGCTACAAAATCATATATTTCTGCACTGAACCAATTTGTAGGTTCCGATTATGCTACATATACGTATGGACTAACCTACATAGCGTCAGAAATTACAAAGAATGCAAGAAAAATCGTTGAAGAATTCGCTACTCTTGCGCCAGCAGGAATTAAAGGCTAATACAAAATATCATAGACCTGTTGTAAGAAACGGGTGGATCATACAATTCTCAGTGTATAAAGACTCTGAGATTCTATTGTTTATGACTTCTCGGTACACAGGTCAAACAATAGTTAGATTTTTCAGTGATGAAGATCCTGCTGTGAAGTTTATCAATATGGTAATGCACCTAGACCCAACAACAATCCAACGAATTTAACCCACCTACTGGTGGGTTTTTTCATTATTGCCTGACATAAATCTATTTTTGGTGTATAATACATTAAGGAGCAAACTATGAGCATAATCCTATCATGTGGGCATGAAGTTAAAAACACATATGATGAGTACACAATCATTACTAAAGATTATAACGGTAAAGGTAAGAGAGCTATTGCATACAGAAGTGTATGCATCAAGTGTAAGCTAGGATATATTGCTGATGATACTATTTTTGCCAATGAAGATGAAGCTATTAACTGGATGTTTGAGGAGTAATATTATGAAAGTATTTGAATTGATTGAACGATTGAAAGAACTTGACCAAGAAGCTATGGTCGTAGTAAATGGCTACGAAGGTGGCGTAAACGAGGTCGGATATGCTACTGAATCAGAATTAGCATTGGATGTTAACACCGCTTGGTACTATGGCAAACACGAACTGATGAGCCACAGTTACAAAGATATGAGTGAGTATAAAAAAATAAATGCAGTGCATCTTGGTGGATTAAGTGACTAATTATGGATCATAAACAATATACCAATTTTGAAGACTGGTTTGATGAACTTGAAAGTTATAGCATGAGGTCAGAAAGATTCTTTGAAAGCCTTGGTCAATTTAAAGAAGGCCAATTATACCAAAGAAACTTAATCTTGTGGTTAGAATCAGCATTCCAAGCTGGAAGAGAAAGCAAATAATGTTCGTATTTGATGTTGAGACCTTAGGTAAAAGTTCAAGTTCCGTGATATTATCCATGGCCGCTGTATATTTTAATCCAGATGAGAAGCCGGATCACATCCAGCTAAGACAAAACTCCTTCTTTACCAAGTTTGATGTACAAGACCAAATTAAGAGATTAAACCGTGAAGCAGGTAAATCCACCATAGACTGGTGGGCTAAACAATGCGAGAATGTCAAAAACAAATCATTTAAACCATCAACCAATGATGTACCGTTTGAAACTGGGTATGAATTAATGCGTGAATGGGCTAAGTCAAAGAATGATACCAAATGTTGGGTATGGGCTAGAGGTAACCTAGACCAATTAGTACTTGATGATATAGAAGAACAGATAGGCTTAGATCCAATCTGGCCATTCGCTAGGTGGAGAGATGTAAGAACAGCAGTAGATTTCCTGTATGGAACAACAACAGGATACACCGAAATCCACCATCCAGTATTTGATTCTAAGCTACATATAACAAAGCACAATCCAGTAGATGATTGTATTTTTGATGCTATGATGTTAATGTATGGGAACAAAAATGAATGAACAAACCAAAGCCAAACTGTATGAGTTAGTGAATTACTATATCAATGGAAAAGTCCAAGAATTCCATAGTACCTCATATTCCAGTATAACATTTAAGAACAATAGATTCCAAGAGCTACAAAAAGAACATAGTGACCTGATAGAGATGATAGATTCTATCGAGTAAATGGGTATAATAAGCTAAAATAGTGTGGATAAGCTGTGGATAAGTAAGTACTCACTAACTTGTGAACGCACTACTGAGGATTTTGCACTATGAAACAATGCCCACGATGCGGTGTTGAACACCAAAAAAGAGGTCCGTTTTGTAGCCAATCTTGCGGTAATGTCCGAGAACAACCAGCGGAGCTACGACAAGCAAAAAGCGAAAAGCTGAGAGCCTATCATGCATCACCAGAAGGTGCAGCTACACGGTCGATAGCCAGCGATTTTGCATCACGCCTTAATAAGAACAGAGCATTAGAACGGTCTGGCGAATACGTTTTGACTGATCCAGACTGGATGCTAGACGTTCCACTATCGGTTGACCAGATGCATACATATGACGATGATGATAATTCATGGTTATAAGGATATGCATGAGAACACTAAAGAACCATTGCGAGAACTGCGAAAGCACCTATAAAATCGTATATGATGAAGAATTAATGGCTGATTCCCCGAAATTCTGTCCAGTGTGTAGTGAATACATATTGGAAGACTCGGAGAATGCAGATGATGTGGATTTATAAAGACAGTGAGGTAACGCCAGAGGTCATTGGCGATTCATACGGTTTTGTTTATATCATAACGAATAAATTGACCAGCCGCCGATACATTGGTCGGAAGTACTTCACCAAAGCTGGATACAAGACTACAAACGGTAAGAAGAAAAAGATCCGAGTCTCTAGTGGTTGGGAGAATTACTGGGGTTCGAATAAAGTTTTGCTGGATGATGTTGCTAAACACGGTCCAGAGAATTTCACAAGGCATATTGTCAAGCTATGCTGTAACCGGTCAGAGTGTTCCTACTGGGAAACGCATTACATCTTCCAGTATGAAGCCTTACTAAGTGACCAATTCTACAATGAGTGGGTGTCTTGCAAGATAAGCAAGAGAAACGTCATAGACAAAAAAACTTAAAACAGCACCTCTGGACGGTGCATGGATACTAGCTTCCAGAGGTGCTAAACCACCAGGATCACTCCAGTGATGCTTTTTGGCGATACTAGTACACCGACCACTCTCCACGTCCACCCCTCTCCAGATTCGAACCAGATTCTATTATACCCGAAGTTTTGGTATTTGTCAAACGGCAATTTGTCGAATTGTTGCAAAAAAACAACTTGACATGTCTGGAAGAATCACATATAATCGTGGTGTTAGGAATGATATAAATCTTAATCCATTACTCCGGTCAAGTATTGGTTGACGAATACCTGGAAGCTGTTATAATAGAGCCATGATGAAACGAATTACTGAACTTTTCCAAGCCGCTGTAGTTGCGGTGGTGATGTTTTCACCTCTTTTTTACTACATTCTTTTTCAGATGGAACCTTAATTATGCGAACTAAAAGACTCTTTGTTGGTCTTAGGAACTCCCAGCGGATCCGAGTGATTATGGATGGTATAGGTTTTTATACCACCGTAGCCGGTACTAATGAACTTCCGTTTGTGAACCAACGGTTAGCTATCCAAATGAGCCTTATTCAGATTGGTAAAGAAAATATAAGTGGAGTTGGAAACACTTATACTTACTATGATGAAAAAATGGTATATAAAAGTATTCAAGTACAGGTGGATTTAGTATGAAAAATAACGATTTAGCCAAACGGATTGGTCTTGCGGAAGACATTTTAAATGAAGTTTGCTTGGAGATTGATGACCAAGCTACTGAGGAGCAATCCCGACTGATTGAGGAAGCTAAAGAAGCACTGGAAAATCTCTATTTTTCTCTCCGAGACTTAAAAATAGTCTAAAAACACTTGACAATTACCCGGAATCGTGTATAATAGAGCCATAGAGTAAAGAAAAGGTTAAAAATGTCAGAACTTACAGAATACACACTGGAAATCTACAAAACAGACAAACGTACCAAAGAAGGTAAACGTTTGGTTGCAAAACAAGACTTTGCTCCTAGTACTAAAGCGTATATTTCTTGTGTAGCCGATGGTAAACGTAAATTAGGTCTAATTGTTGAAGTGTTTGAGACCTTTGTTACTCGTAAAAATATTATGTCTGGTAAAGAGTTTCAGGAACGCTATGATACTCCGTATTACTGCTCTCCGTCCAGTGAATCTTTTTGGTCAATGTAAAGTTTTACAAATGAAATCAAAAATCTTCATTGTTCAACGTGACAACGACAAGTATTTTAAGCAGAAACTGCCTACTTGGCGCAATGGTTTTTGTGAAATAGTCCGTAATGTCACGATTGAAAAGGACCCGCACGATATTTACCAAGATGGTGAATGGGGTTACATCACGGTCTATGGCCGTAAGATTTATGTCACTAGGTCCGGCACTGAATTTGCATTTGAAATTCGTGGCTAAAAAGACTTGACAATTACCCGGAATCATGTATAATAGAGCCATAGAGAGAAAAAAATGAACGATTTAAATTCTATTTCAGTTGCTGATATGATGGCTGCCTTGGCTCGTTTGCCTGCGGATGCACGTTTGGTGGTTACTCATTCCGGTTATTACTGCTATGATGACTTTGCAGATATTTACGCACCTACTCCAGTGGATGCTAACGGTGACCGTGTTATGGATCCAGCGGATGCAGTTGCTTGGTCTATCGGTCATTCTCATCAGTCTTGTTAATACCTGACTAAACCGGTCAGGTATTTCTTGCCATGGGTACGGAATCGTGTATAATAGAGCCATAGATTAGAGAAAAGGTTAAAAATGTCATTCGAGAAACGTGTCCTGGAAGTTGTAGGTAATACTGTCGGTATCGAAGTTTTTGCTAAATTTGAGTATGGTACTTTGTTCGTTGAGTGTACGCCTCGTGAGGCTACCAAGATTGAAACTGCCTTGCTCAAAGTGGTTAATTGTGGTGTTATCGTTTCACCTGTTGCTGGTGAATTTGCTTTTGATTTTACCTAAGGAATAAAATGTCCGTTATGTCTGACCTCTACATCCAGATTCAGGAAATGCTTGAATCCGATGAAAGTTTTTATTACATCTCCAAAAAACTTGACATTCCGGTGTCATGGGTCCTGCAAGTAAACCAAGATATGCAGGAAGATTATGTCCAAGATTAAAGCTGAATTTGTGACTTCCGATGGTGTTAAAATCACCATTTGTAAGCCTTCCGGACCTAGAGCTGGAGAAAAGACTTGGCGTAACAATAAGTACTCAGTTTACAACCTAGGTGCTCAAGCATGTAAGACTGGGCGGCGTAGCGTTTTTGCAACACCCGGTTAAATAATTGTTGCCTATTTCCCCGGAACGTGTATAATAGGTCCTGTTGAGTTGATAAATTGTTTGGAGTTTTTATGTTGACCTTTGTTTTGTGTGTTTTTACTGTTTGTGTCTTGGCTGGCGCTTTTGTTGGTGGTTCAGTTGAGACTTTGGGTTAATCTGGTGGTTATAGGAGAATAAAATGTCCTACGATTTTGCTATGTTTACGGATGCTGGTAATGCGGCTGTTTTGGATGTGTGCGTTTATGCTAAGACCAATGGTCTAAGTTGGAATAATGTCTGTGACCAATTAGAGGATTTGTCGAGACTTGAAGGTTTTAGTGAAGCTACGGATACAGAAGTCCGTGAATGTGTTTGGTCATATCTTGGCTACTAAGATAAGAGGACTCAAAAATGACTACAGAATTGAAATCTTGGGATAAGTTGACAGTGTTGGAACAGGCTCATTACACCTATTGGGAAATGCACAAGGATGCATACGGTTTCCGTCCCCGTGGTATTGATACTTCAACTTGGACCTTGGCCGAGTTTGAGGCTGAGTTCGTAGTCCTTGGCCAAGCTATTGAAGCTGGAGAAAAGGCTCGTCAAGAAGAAGAATCTCGTGCTATTGTGGAGTTTGAAAACCGTGTTACAAATTTAATGCACCCCGGTACTAACCGTGAGAGTGTTATTGCATGGTTGATGGATGCTGAAAGTGCTAACGGAGATTTTGAGTACTTTTGTTTCACACAGGGTTTACCCTATCAATACTTTCATAAGGTAGCATAACTTGCCAATAAATGGGTATTGTGCTATAATAGAATCATAGATTAGAGAAAAAGGAATTAAGATGCTTACAGATACAGACTTTCCTGCGGTACATGCTACTGCATCCATGGCCGCTAGAAAAACAACCGAAGACTTTTTAGCAAAAAATGGTGACCGTGATTGTTGCGGTTTTGCTTGGGTTAACGTGTACAAAGTGCGATCCAATAGCAAATTGGGTAAGGCTCTGGTAAAAGTTGGATTTTCAAAATCCTATGAAGGCGGTTTACAATTGTGGAATCCAAGCGGTTCATTTACACAATGCATCACTGCTAAAGAGGAAGGTGCTCAAGCCTATGCTTCCGAGTTGCGGAAATATGGTATTGAAGCCTATGCTGGTTCAAGAATGGATTAAATTATGCAGTATGTTTAACCTGTTATAAGAATAAATCTATGATGTTTTATAAATTTGGTGATAAGTCACCGGAGCCAGAAAAAGTTATTGATTCCAGAAAGGATCCGGAAACTGCTTATAGTATCGGTGCAACCGTTGAAGGTACGCATATGACTTTGAAGCTAGGTTATTCTACCCTTACTATGACAAGAGCTGGTGCTCAAAATTTGATTGACCAGCTAGAGGTATTTAAAAGTCAATTGTATGATGGTGATAGTGGGTACCGTGAAAGTACCAAAGAAAAGTATGATGAATTTGTAAAAGGTCGGAATCAGTCCGGTAAGATGTTACTCCGTGAGTTTTCGAAACAAAGTGGTCTGGAGTTACACGGCCTTGGTAAGGACCGTTTGAAGTGGGAATCAACTATAGAAAAGTTCTCCGAGTTGATTGTCCGAGAATGTATTGATGTTGTTCGTAAAGCAACTACTAGTCCAAATGGATATCAAGCATTAATGAAACATTTCGGAGTTGAAGAATGAACGAACGAATAAAACAACTTGCTGAACAAGTGGATAAAGAGTTCAATAGTCCTTATGACAGGCATAAAGCGATTGAAAGATTCGCCCAGTTGATTGTTAAGGAATGTGCTAATCATTGTGATTTACTATTAGATCATAAGATTAGTTCAGAATGGTCAAGAGGAACACACGATTGTTCCAGAGCGATTAAGAAACATTTCGGAGTTGAAGAATGACCTTACGTGAATTGATTATAGACCGTATTTTATTTTCAGTTACTGAAAAAGAACTGAATCATTATTTCCAAACTACATCCAAAGAATTGCTTGAAATGAGTGATTTGGATCTTTTTGAAATATATGAGATGCAAGATTTTGAGCAAACAATATAAGGTAATTAGCCATGAAAGTATTTGTAATTTTAAGAGATGATGACATTTGTGGTATTTTTCTGAACCAAGAGGATGCACAGTCACGGATGTATGAGTTTATCCGTGATGAGTTTTCTATTGGGGAAGATATTAAAGATTCCGACTTAGTGAATGAAATTCGTTACAGTGGTATAAATTACTGTATTGAGGGTCATTTGGTGCAGGAATGAATAATTTAATTCAAAAACTTGCTGAACAGGCTGGAATTTATAAATTAAATTTGTCTGATGAAACAGAATACTGGATTATGGAAAATTTCGCCGAGTTGATTGTTAAGGAATGTGCCCTTACTGCTGGACTAATGGAGCAGGAAGGTAGAAAAAATATTGGCGCACAAATATTAGATAATTTTGGAGTTAAAGAATGATTGAATTAGATGATGAAATTGCTGATGGTATCACTAAGGCTTCCTTGAAGTGGCACCGAGACAATACAAAAGATATGGTGGAAAAACATCAAAAAGGTGAGTATGTCCATCCTGATGATGTTGTTTATAATATTGAGTTGCTAGGAGCATTGAATGTGGTTTTAGCGTATTTTGGAGAAAAATGATGCGTAAAATGGCTACTCTACGGAAGATTGATAATATTCTTCCTATCGAAGGTGCTGATGCTATTGAGGCTGCTGTTGTTGGTGGCTGGAAAGTTGTAGTTAAAAAAGGTGAGTTTACAGTCGGTGATTTGGCTGTGTACTGTGAAATTGATTCTTGGATTCCTACTGAATTGGCTCCATTCCTCTCTAAAGGTAAAGAACCACGAGAGTATGAGGGTATTAAAGGCGAAAGACTCAAAACGGTTAAACTCCGTGGTCAATTGTCACAAGGTCTATTGCTGAATCTTGATAATGTTTTACAGGATACTAATTCGTTCCAAGAAGGTGATGATGTTTCGGAGGTTCTTAATATTGTGAAGTGGGACCGCCCTATGTCAGTACAATTGGCTGGCATAGCTAAAGGTAACTTTCCCTCATTGATTCCTAAGACGGATCAGGAACGTGTTCAAAACTTGACTAAGGAAATTGAAGCGGCTAAATCATTGCAGTTTGAGGTGACTGAAAAGCTGGAAGGCTCTTCTATGACCGTGTACATGATTGATGGTGAATTTGGTGTTTGCTCACGTAATATGGACTTGAAGCGGGATGAAAATAACTCATTCTGGAAAGTTGCTATTCGTGATAACATTGAATTGAAGATTCGTTCTATGGACATGGATAACGTTGCTATACAAGGCGAATTGATTGGACCTGGTGTTCAAGGCAATATCTATAAACTAGACTCACTGGAATTCTATGTTTTTGATATGTACAGCATTAAAGCTGGTCAGTACATTTCTCCAAAGATGCGGGATTATTATGCGAATCAACTTGGGTTGAAACATGTTCCAGTGTTGCTGGTGGACAAAGACCTTGGTACTGGTTCTATTGATGAACTTCTACAGTGGGCGGAAGACAAATCTAAGTTGAACCCTAAACAGGAACGTGAAGGTATCGTTTTTAAACAGGTTGATGGTGGAATGACTTTTAAAGCTATTTCAAACAAGTACCTTCTTGGAGAAAAGTGATAATACTTGACCGGAGATTGTGAGTACTTTTTGCTGACTTGACAACTGGCGTGGTTGTGTTAAACTGTACCTATGTTGAAAGTTATTGAGTTTGTTGGTGTTTTTTGTGGTATTCTTGGGTCATTCTTGGTGGCTCGAGGAGTACTTTCCATTGGGTTCTGTCTTTTCTTGGTCTCTTCTGTAGCATTATGTTACTCAGCTATTAAGCAAAAGAATTGGAATTTAACATTGTTGCAAAGTGCATTCTTATTTTCGAATGTACTTGGTGTTTCTAATTATGTTTTTGGAATCTAATCATGTTTAAAATTGAAACTCTGAAGGTAAAAGGTAGTGTTGCTAATTTTATTACTGAAATTCAAGATATTATGGGTATGAAATATCTTGGTTCTGGTATTAATGGTCGTGCATTTGCAGTTGATAATACAGAAATTATCAAAGTTTTTTATAAAGATGATGCATATCGATATTTCATTAAGAAATTATCAAAATTAAAACAAGAAAATAGTTTTGCACCACGTATCAACTATGTCTTGAAATTAAAAGGTAATTTTGAAACCTGCTACATGGTTTCTATGGAACGTTTATTAGGTGTTAATGAATTGAAGAAACCAGAACGTGAGAAATTTTATGAATTTCAACGTTTTATTGAGAACTATATTAGTGATGATTTGCCTTTTCCTAAAAAAGTTGTTGATCCAATCTTTCCAAAAGAATTGATTGATATTCTTAAGATTATCGAGACTGGTACAAAAAAACTTCGTTTTGCTTGTGATTTACATGCGGGTAATGTAATGGTCCGTGCAAATGGTGATTATGTTATTACCGATCCTATGGTTGGTGATTACGATTGATGTTGTATTTGTGCAACAATCCAAAAAAGTTGTTGACATGTTGCCTGGAACGTGTATAATAGGTCCTGTTGAGTTGATAAGTTGATAAGGAATTGATATGACTGTTTATTGCCTCTGGTCTTCTGGTTACAGTGTTTCCGCTTCTCTGGCGGTTTCTATTGTTAAAGAATCTGATAAAGCTATTCAGTTCCAGGTTCTGGACAATGAAAAATGTCTTTTCTGGTTGCCTAAAAAAGCGGTGAAGTTTGATACGAAAACCGAAGGTGTTATAAATTTGGCTTCTTGGTTTGCAAAAGATTCGTTTTTAGCTTCTATGTTCAATCGGTACGGCAATCACTACAAAAGGTAATATGATTCGCAAAAAAAACATTCATAGAGGTCCATTGATTATTGATTTGACTGGACCTGAAGGTAATGCATATTGTCTTATGGGTTATGCAACAAAATTTTCTAGGCAACTAGGGCTTGATTCTGAGGCTATCATTGATGAAATGAAGTCTGGCGACTATGAAAACTTAATTAAGGTTTTTGATAGTTATTTTGGTAATTATGTTATTTTGGAGAAGTAAAAATGGGTACTCGTTCTTTGACTTTTGTGTATGATGATTTGTCTCCTGTTATGTGTATGTACCGTCAATTTGATGGTTATCCTTCAGGTCATGGTCGTGAGTTGGCTGAATTTTTAGGTGGCTTTGATGCTATCGTAAATGGTATTCCTGTTGGTGATAAACGTAAACTCGCCAATGGTATGGGTTGTCTTGCGGCTCAATTGGTTAGTAATTTTAAAGTGGAAGTTGGTGGTTTTTATTTGTATCCTACCGATACCACTGATGCTGGTCAAGCATATGAATATCACTTGTACTCCGATAAAATTGTCGTGAAAGATGGTGATGGTGCAAAACTGTTCACAGGTACTTGGTCCGAGTTTTCTAAATACTGCCAAGAATAATATATGTGGCTAAAACTTAAAATTTTATGTTGGAAAATGTCAATACAATCCGTTCTCATAGAGTGGATTGTGCTTGTGGCATTAGGAATATTGTTGCTAACTGCAATTGTAATTTGATTGGAAAAACTAAATGGCATATATTGAAGTTGACGTTGATTTATCTGAATTCAGTGATGAAGAATTGATGGAAGAATTAGAAGACCGGGGTTTATATGAATCTAAAGGCATAAACGTGCCAGAATTGGTTGATAAAATTTATCAACTACGTAGATTAGGAAAAAACTTCGATAAAGAATTGGACCTATTGCTTTATGATATGACGGGTCACACTCTATAAGGATTAAAAATGTTTAAGCCGAGGAATTTCATAGCAAAAGATTTACGCACACCAAAATATCGTATGCGGGTAGTTCCTCTGGCGAAAATGTATGACCGTAAAAAAGAAGTTGCTAAATTCATTCGAGAATTAAAAAATGGAAAATGAAATGCAAGATTATGATGGCATGATGTTTTTGCCTATGGATACTGATAATGAAGATGAAGATGGGCTGGAGTTTAAGTTCATTACATTCAATGAAGATTTTGGTAAAAAGATAGAGGGTAATACTCTCGGTGAAAAATATCACGTGGCATTTTTTAAATGTGATGATGAAGGTGAATATACCTTCGATGAAACGTTTGAGGCTATCTTTATGGATCCTGTAGAGTATGCTAAAACATTTGTTGGTATGAATCTAGCCGGTACATTTATCAAAAAACGCGAAAAAACAACAGAATGGTTTAAAAATTACTTGCAAGGTATCTTAGATACGTGTAAAATACAGAATGTTTAATGAAAGGTTTATTATGAATGTTTTTTCTGATGGTGTAAATGATGTTGCTGGTCGTGAATGGTTGACCGATGCACTGAAGATTGGTATATTGATTGTTGAATTTGTGAAAAAAGATGGTACAGTTCGTAGCATGACTTGTACTTTGGATCCTGCTTTGCTTCCTAAGTTTACTGATTCTGATAAACCTAAAGTTGAACGAAAATTATCACCCGAAGTTCTAGCTGTTTATGATACCGAAGCTAAAGGTTGGCGTTCATTCCGTTGGGACTCAATTAAGTCTGCAAGTTTTGATTGATAATAACTAAATTTTAAAGGATAAAAAATGAAATATATTGTGGAAACTTTGAGTACGTTTAAACTGTATCATGTGGTAGAAGCTGAAAATGAGGCTGATGCTATGTTGATTGCTGAAAATGCTGATGACAATGACCAAGAATTTCTTGGCCTTATGAAATATAACATTGAAGAAGCTACGGATACTAGGCTTGAAAAATTAAAAGACAAAAACTATTTTTGGAAAGGTACCTCTTTTATCAATGAAGAAGGTTACATTGCATACAAAGATGTGGATGGAAATATTCATTCGGCGGGTGAAGTAAAGGTAAAATAAAAAAATATTTTTTGAAAAGCTATTGCCAAAAGAAAAGAAAGCCTATATAATATTACTATGATGAATAAACATTCCTTTAAACAACCGACACGAATTAATTCGTGGCTGGCCAGCTATTGCCTTGAGGATTCAAGAGTATTAGGTGGAAGTGGAAAAGGGGTTAGTGAAGGTCGAGACAACTAAAAGAAGTCTAAACTAATTTGCAAACCCCTAGAATCCAAAGTTCTAGGGGTTTTTTCTTATGTGTTGTTTTTTTACAGCATATTGGAAAAAGAGTTGACAGTTGCATCGCCATCTGTTACAATGAGGTAGTTCTTTAAAAATTTGTAGAGTAATATTTACCCGGTTAGCCAAGCGGAAAGGCAATGGACTTTGACTCCATGATGCGTAGGTTCGATCCCTCCACCGGGTGCCATATTAAAATTCATTTAATGAGTGAGTTTCAGTATGTCTGGAAAGTAATGCAGGTGGGTTGGTCCGCCGACCAGCCTTGAAAACTGGGTTCTCAGAAATGGGATGGGGTTCGACTCCTCTGCTTTCCGCCAGTTATATAAAGGAAATTATATGTACGTAAATTTTGAATCCCTATTAGGGAAAGTTTTAAAAGAAGTTGATGTTGATAATGATAACATCAAATTTGTTACTGTTGATGGTGAAGTGTATAACATGTACCATGACCAAGATTGTTGCGAGTCTGTTTCAGTTGAGTCCGTTGTTGGTGATGTTCAAGACCTGATCGGTGTTCCATTGCTTGTTGCTGAAGAGTCATCGAGCAATGAAAATCCAGAAGGTGCTGAAGTGCCAAATTACCAAGATTCGTTCACATGGACATTCTACAAGCTAGCCACTATCAAAGGTTATGTTGACATTCGTTGGTATGGTGAGTCTAATGGCTACTATTCCGAAAGCGTTTCATTGCATAAAGTGGTAAAAGGAGTTTGATATGCCATCAGTATTTCTCGTAAGTGACACACACTTTGGTCATGCCGGTGTATGTCGTTTCACAGATTCTAAAACAAATGAAAAGATTAGACCATGGACGGATCCAAATGAAATGGATGAAGAAATGGTCAAACGTTGGAATGAAACCGTTGGTCCAAAAGATAAAGTGTATCATCTGGGTGACGTTGTTATTAACCGTAAATCACTAAGCATTATGCATAGACTGAATGGTGACAAAGTTCTCATCCGAGGTAACCATGATATTTTTCGTGATGATGAATATCGAGTACACTTTCGGGAACTCCGTGCATATCACGTAATGAACGGAATGATTCTTTCTCATATTCCACTTCACCCTGAAAGTCTTGGTCGATTTGGAGTTAACATTCATGGACACCTTCATACAGGACGTGTTATGAAGGATGAAAAGATTGATACAAGGTACCATTGTGTATGTGTAGAACAAACTGATTTTACTCCTATTCTTTTTGAAAATGTTATCAAACGAATCAAAGAAGAAGGTGGTGAAGTAGGATTTAGGAACGGTAACGGACCTATAATGTAATTTGGAGAGTGGGCAGGACGGTAATGCAGTAGATTGCTAATCTATAGACTATAGTAATATGGTCACAGGGTTCGACTCCCTGACTCTCCACCAAAAAATGTAGGTGTGACCCGAAAGGCTAGGGAACAGATTGCAAATCTGTTTTATGCAGGTTCGATTCCTGTCACCTACTCCAGTTGTTAAAAAAACAACAACATGCAAATAGATGTTGACAAAACCTCTGGTTGTGTTATACTCTATACATGAGTTGAGAAATCAACATGTTCTTTAAAAATTTGTAGAGTTTAATTTACTCCGTTCGTCTATCGGTTAGGACACCGGGTTTTCAACCCGATAAGACCAGTTCGATTCTGGTACGGAGTACCATATTAAAACATATTACAGGTTGGGATAGATTCGCGGTCTAACTATTTGGGTATTATAGACTAGATAATTACTAGCACTGATACTAAGATACGTAGTATGTTTTAATATGGTAGAAATGCCTTGGTAGCTTAATGGTAAAGCAGGCGACTCATAATCGCTTGAGTGGGAGTTCAATTCTCTCTCAAGGCACCAAGATTCGGGGGTATAACTTAACGGCTAAAGTATCTGGCTTTTAACCAGGTAATCCGAGTTCGATTCTCGGTACCCCTACCAAAAAAATTCGGAGTAATTGATGCTATGGCGTGTGCATCGGCGGACTGTAAATCCGTCCCCTTGTGGTAAACATTCTTGGTTCGACTCCAAGTTACTCCACCAAATTTGGTCTCAAAGTGTTCATGGACGCACATCAGCCTGTCACGCTGAAAGAAGGGGATCGTTACCCCTTGGGACCGCCAAGTTTATTCCCTAGTAGCACAGCGGTAGTTGCACTTGACTGTTAATCAAGGTGTCCGTGGTTCGATCCCACGCTGGGGAGCCAATATCGCGATGTATGGAAGTGGTCATCCGCCCAGTCTCATAAGCTGTGGAATCGCTGGTTCGAATCCAGCCATCGCAACCAAACGTGCCAAGTGTCTTTGGCTAATGTGATCCGCATGACGAGAAACAGTGTGACAACTGTAGGATGGTTCTTCTTCTGTAATGGAAGTCATGGGTAACCATGGGTCGACCTAACCAGCGTTAGCAACACGAAAGTCTTGTGCATGACGAGTGGGTGGAAGGTATGTGTGATGCATAGAATCCCCAACCTTAGTTGAGTTGGAATCAGGATTAATCTATGTTGATGTACTATAATTACCACGATGTGCAGGAAGCATTGCCCTATTAGTATAATGGTATTACACCTGTTTTGTAATCAGGTTACGGCAGTTCGATTCTGTCATGGGGCACCAAGTTTTGTAAGTGTGACTTAAAAATTCAATATTGCCCTGGTGACGGAATGGTATACGTACTGGTCTTAGAAACCAGGTTCTGAGAGTTCGAGTCTCTCCTAGGGCACCAAATCTCGCCTTGACTTATGGCGTACAATGAGATAAGTAATAAGTCATTTGGGCTGTTAGTGATAATGGTAGCACATGTGCTTTGCAAGCATGAAGTGGGAGTTCGATTCTCCCACGGTCCACCAATAGTTTTCTCGGTGTAGTGAAATGGCATCACCCGTGGTTTGGGACCATGTAGCGCAAGTTCGATTCTTGCCACCGAGACCAATTTTTATTGCGGGTATTCAGGGTATCGGTAAGTCTCATAAGCTCTATCTAGTGGGTTCGAATCCCACACCCGCAACCAGTTTTGGTGATATAGTTCAATGGTAGAACACCACCTTCATACGGTGATTGTTGGGAGTTCAAGTCTCTCTATCACCACCAAATATGCGTCCTTAATTCAACTGGATAGAAAGCAGGTCTTCGAAACCTGAGGTTGGGAGTTCGAATCTCTCAGGACGCACCAATTAACCGATATAGCTCAGAGGAAGAGCAAACGCTTGATAAGCGTTAGGTCGACATTTCGAAATTGTCTATCGGTACCAAATATGTCTCGGTAGCTCAATTGGCAGAGCAGTGGTCTCCAAAACCAAAGGTTGAAGGTTCGATTCCTTCCCGGGATGCCAATTTTTTAAGGGGTACAATATGTACAATGATAAACTCGACTTGAATTTAGTTAAAACATATATCGAAAGTTGCGGTCCAGAAACTAAAATTTATCTTGGATGTGACTCCGAGAAGATTAAAATTAATGGCGATTGGTATGCTGATTACATTGTTGCTATCGTTGTTCATATTGACGGTAAGCACGGTTGTAAAATTTTTGGACAAGTTACCAGAGAACGTGACTATGAAGTCAAGCGAGACAAACCTAGAATGAGGTTAATGAATGAGGTATATAAAGTTGCTGAAATGTACATACAATTAGCGGAAATAATCCCTAATGATATTGAAGTTCATCTTGACATAAATCCAAATTTGATGTATAATTCAAGTATCGTAGTAAACGAAGCTATCGGTTACATTAAGGGTATGTGTAACGTTGTTCCTTTGGTCAAACCAAATGCATTTGCGGCTTCTTATGCGGCTGATAGATTGAAAAGTCTAGCGGCTTAGAACAGACTCCGATGCCCATATCGTTAAATGGGATTTTGCGGGATTAGTTTAGTGGTAAAACGTCATCCTTCCAAGTTGAAGTTGCGAGTTCGATTCTCGCATCCCGCTCCATATACAAACACATTTTGATGCCTATAAGATTGTAGATTTGATCACCTACGATACGGTGCGTGATGAGTGTGTTTCTATATGCGGGTATGATGTAAAGGTAGCCTGTGACCTTGCCAAGGTTAGTGTGAGAGTTCGATTCTCTCTACCCGCTCCAAATATGGAGTTGTTAGTTTAGTGGTAAAACCGCGGGTTGTGATTCCGCTATCACGGGTTCGATTCCCGTACTTCTCCCCAAGCGCCTTGTTAACTCAGCGGTAGAGTGTCTCCCTTACAAGGAGAAGGTCGGCGGTTCGATCCCGTCACAAGGTACCAATTTGCTCCCATAGTACAGTGATAGTACACGCCCTTGGTACGGGTGAGACCTGAGTTTGATTCTCGGTGAGAGCACCAATTTAGCAACTTTAGCTGATGTGGTCATAGCGGTGGTCTGAAGAACCATTGAAGTAGGTTCGATTCCTACAGGTTGCACCAAAATTCTGCGGATATAGCGCAAAGGTAGAGGCAAGGGACTTAAAATCCCTCAAGTCTGGGTTCGAATCCCAGTATCCGCACCATATGCCCTCGTAGCCCAATCGGTAGAGGCGATGGATTCAAAATCCATTCAGTGTCAGTTCGAATCTGACCTAGGGTACCACACAATGTCTCTATAGTTCAACGGACAGAATAGGGACCTCCTAAGTCCCGGATACAGGTTCGATTCCTGTTGGAGACACCAAATGGTAAACCTGTAAATAATATATTAACTCTACAAATTTTTTATCTGGCGTTCGTTCAATGGACAGGACAAGATTCTTCTAAAGTCTTTATAGAGGTTCGATTCCTCTACGCCGGACCATAACCTTTAGCATTTAAGTTTAATAAATATCCAGAACACCTCGTTCAAGCAATAAGGAAATAAAATGCTCAAAAAGATACCTCTGACGGTACTTTTTGTTATGCTTACATCATTGTCCTTCGCACAGACAACCTATGACTCGAAAACTTTAGTAGATACGACAAGATTCAAAAGGCTATTGACACTACACTCGCAAATAAGTGATGTATGATCGATCCTGTGAGCATTGGACTAGCTTTTGCTGCTGTACAACAAGTTGTTGGTGGGATTAAGTCTGCCATTGGCACAGGAAAAGATATCAACGGTATTATAACAGACATTGGCAAATTTCTAAATCTCAGTTCAGATATTTACAAAGCCAATGGACAGGTCAAGATGCAACTGTTGAGCAAGACCAACGCAGAACTTGAAAGTATGGCGTTTCAAACATCTATGATGGCAAATCAAGTTACTGAACATCGAAAAAAAATAAAAGAATTATTGATTTGGTCCGGTCATGGCGATATCTGGGAAAATATGGTTCGAGAGCACACACGACTGTTAAAAGAACGTAGAGAACTAGAAGAAAAACATCGAGCGGTACAACGCAAACGCAAACAAGATTTAGCCGAGGTACTGTTTGGAGGAATAATTGCAGTGCTATTATTAGCAATAACAGGTTTTATTGGTATAGCAGTGTTCTATGGATACACAAGATGAAAGCTATCAACGACCATTAGCTAACAAATGAGTAGCGTTTGACCACAGCATTAACTAAGCTATCAATGCTGTTGACTATGGGGATACCATCTTGATAGGCCGCTGTTACTGCCAGAGGTATCTCTGTACACCCTAATATCACTGCTGTTGCACCACGATCTATTAGACTTCCTACAACAGACATTAACATTGAATGAGCTTGGACAATATTTCCACCTTTAATTAAATCAATTGCAGGTTGGACTAATGTATCCATCTCTAGTGTGGAAGGTACAATACAATTCCATCCCAGTTTATTCAACCTGTATTGATACAAACCAAATTCAATCGTAGCTTGTGTGCCCATAATTCCTATGGTCGAATTGCTAACATCAACCTCACGTAATGCGTCTGCTATACTGTCAACGATGTGAATGATAGGAATATTTTGTTTAATTAGTTCGTGATGCCAAAAATGTGCTGTGTTACAGGGTATGACTATTAAATCACACCCGGTAAATTTTAATGCTTGTATGCCATCCAGCAAGTACGGCAAAGGATTATCATCACCATTACGCATACTGATGCTACGGTCCGGAATTTGTGGTTCATTCCAGAGAACAAATGGAATATGATCTTGGTCTTTAGTAGCAGGAGTTTTTTTAATTAATCTTGTCACAAACTCTGCACTGGCTGCTGGACCCATTCCACCCAAAACCCCCAACTTTTTCATAACAGTACAATCAGTAAAATAATTATTATGATGCCACAGAATATAACAGAAGGAAGTCTCATCATTTTTTAAATAATAAACTACTAGCAACATGCATCACAGCTTGCTCATTAGCAACCTCATCTGGGTCAGGTTTTGATTTCCATCCAACTGAAATTTGTCCAATAAATGTACCGGGTTCCGCAGGTACACTTATACGACACATATATTTTACGCCTCTTTCAACATAAACGAATCCCATAAAACTTTGAGGTGTTAGGTAATCTTGACATGGTACTTTTCCCGACATCATTGAAATCACATCATTATTATTGTCGTAATTTTTAGTCAGTAGACCAACATCTGTGCCATAGTAATCTTTTTCAATTCCACCGCTGCGAGTAGTAAAATAAACTAGCTTGCGCGTGTTCAATATTGTATTGACTTGAAATACTGCAATCAATTCTGCTTGACTATATTTCAATATAAAATTTGAGGCTTTTTCATATTCTCCGTTCATACGCGGTAATGCTTGTTCGGCACGATAACTTGCCATAAATGCATCTTTTTCAGAATATAAAAACCAACCACCAAATCCAAATACACATAAAATTATAACCGCAAATAGGCGAAATGGACTCTCGCCTATCCAAGTCAATAAACTAAGAAGTATTTCCTTAGCTTTGTCCATTGTCGGTTGCTTCTTTGTCACAGACAAATGAGGTTACTGCAATATTGCCATGTACATGACTTGCTGTACGAATCATATCCATTAATGGATCAACTGCAATTAGCAAAACTAATACAGCTTCACTTGGTAGTTTTAACAAGTCACAAACAACCGCCACGGTTGCAACAGTAAGGATACCTGTTGTACCTGCACTTGCCAAACCAGCCAAGATACTACCAAACAATACTACTAACAATCCCACAGCACCCAATGGTGAATCATAAATGTTAGCAATAAACACCGTGGCAATCGCATAATAAACAATACTACCAATTCTGTTGACAGTAAAACTTAGCGGAACAGTTAGTTCAACACCACCTTTGTCGAAATGCAATCTATGTAATGCTTCTTGTGCATATGGAATACAAGCTAATGAACTACGTGAACTAATAGCAACAATCAATGTTTCTTTAGTTTCTTTAATAACGGTCATCAAACTCAATCCACTACGCATCCATATTACTACAGTACCTGCAACAATAACAAGTACTCCACCAACAAACTGTTGAAATACAAAGTCAAACATGGTCATAAAGATGCCCACCCCAACTTTACCAACTTGACTGCTAATCATTGCTAACAATGCGAATGGTAAGAAGTAGTTTAGGAACTTAAAGATACTTATACTTGCCTGTTGAACACTCTTTAGTACTTCAACCAACATGCGTTGTCCTTCTGTTTTTAAATGTCCTAGTGCAACACCAAAGATCAAACAGAAGATAACAATCTTCAAACTCTCACCATTGTTAAGTGTGTTGAAAATGTTTTCTGGAATAAACTTCTCAGCCATCTTACCAGCACTGATTGGAGGTGCTGTTGGCATTGGCTCATGTAATGTTATATTTAAATCAGTTCCTGTGTCTTTGTTGTTGACTAATACACCAAACTCAGTCTTCTTTTGTGGAGTCATTTCTGTACCAGTGACTAACACAGTACCAACACCAATGACTGCGGCCAAAAACATACTTCCCACAAAACCAATGATAATTTTCCTTATAAGTGTTTCACTACCTTCTTTTTGTAATAGTCCTATGATACCAACTAGAATAGTTGCCAACAAGAATGGTAGCACAACTACTTTTAACAAACTGATATAGATACTACCAATGCTGTCAAGGTTCATGCTAAAGTCAGGGGTATAAACTCCACCAAGAATACCTAATACAATTGAACCAAGAATAGTCCATGGACTAGTTAAGAATGTTTTCAAGTGGGAGATCATTTTTTATCCTTTTTTTCTGCTTTATATCTGTCCATTAACTTTTTAGTGTCAATGTTGTTGTATTCATTTTTAATAACGTAATTAACCATACTTAGCAATTGAATTGCTTTTGGGTTAACTGCTACGGCAATATAATCCACACTGTCAGAAATTGTAATTGTCTTGGTGCTGATTGCAGCATCTGGCTTTTCAAAACTAATTTTCTTAATTTCAAACTCGTCACGGTAAGCAGCAGCAATATCTCCACGTGTAACTCTATCAATGATTACATCCCACTTTTCTTCAGGAAGAAAAGTTGCATTAGGAAAATTAATTCGTGCAAATGTATCATAGCTGGAGTTTTTGATGAAACTTATTTTTCCATTGAAATCGCGAATCACTTGATATGTTTCTTTACCTTGACTGTTTTGACTGAGCCATAAACGATTAATAATTAAACTTTGCTTTAGCTTGACATAGGGATCGCTAAATCTAACAACCTGTAATCGAGGACCTGTTACGGACAATTTACTAACCGCAATGTCTGCTCTACCGTCCCTAACCTGTTCAACAACCTCAGCAAAACTTTCTGCATCTCGTCTAAACTGTACAGGAACTCCAAGTAATACACCAATTCTTTGTGCAATTTCAACGTCAAGACCGTGAATGCTATCTCCTTCTCCCGAAAAGAAAGGAGGAACATCTTTTTTGGTCATTGCCACAATAAGAACATTGGCTTTCTTAATTGTGGCGATATCTGGTGGTAAAGGAATTGTTGATGTGGGTAACTGTGCATACGTAGCCGTAATGAACAACAAAGCCAACAAAGCAAATAATTTTTTCATTGTAAATTTCCATTAAATTTGATAAATTTGATAACATTATCATATTTTAGTATTTATATTCTAAATACTTGACTAAAAATGTTGAGAACTTTTTTCTTATATTGACATTCTTGCAAATTTCTGTATAATAGGTACTGTTGATTGATTGAAAAGGTGCTGATATGTCTTGGAATTTAGAAGGTAAAAAAGTTTCGGGTAAATATTTGGATGAATTTGTGTTCATCGGTACAGTAGTTGAAAGCCGTGTTAAGTATGGCGGAAAAGTATCTAACACAATAGTATTAGATATTCCTGTTACTGTGTTTGGTGAAGTTAGAACTAAATTTCTGATGGATTCCGACCAAATTAGTCAAGTATTCGCTTGACAATGTTGCCTGCCTATGATACAATAGGTCTTGTTGATTGATTGAAAAGGATTTAAAATGGCTTATATGAACCAAGAACGCAAAGCTAAAATTAAAGCGATGCTGGACAAAAACCTCAAAGGCACCGGCGTTAAATTTTCGTTGCGTTGCACCTCTCTTTCTATTACTTGTACAATTAAATCAGCACCAATTGATTTGATTGCTAATAGTAATGAAACTTGCTCCAAAGATTCCTATCAAGTAGCCCGTGGGTTTAAACCAAATACGACTGCATATGAACAAGTAAATCAGTATCATTATAAAGAACATTTTTCTGGTAAATCACTAGATATTATGGACCGAATTGTAAAATCAATGTATGCCGCTGATTATTATGATAATTCGGATGCAATGACTGATTATTTTGATACTGCATATTATATAAATATTCAAATTGGTCAATGGGATAAACCTTTTATTGTAAAATGAAAAGATTTATAGTTATTGCCGATAACCAAGTTGTCGGCATCTTTATCGTTTTTGCTTGTGCCGAAATTTATGCCAGAGGCTTAAAAAACACTTGCATTGAAATTGTAGATATGTTATAATGGACTTATGATGAAAAATATTGAAACACTCCAAGATTTGTATGAAGATTCGCCAGTCTCTCCAGAGTTGACTGATGCAGAACTATTGGCCATGGCCAAATATTATGGGTATGAGGATGAACCAGAATGTGAGTTTGGATAATGCGTGGAATTTATATACTAATGACCAGTGATGGTTTTCGTGTCGCTGGTATGGACAACTATGAAGATTTGTATGAAGGTTATGCATGTGATATGAAACGTTACATCAATACTGAGGTATTAACAAAAACTTTTAATGATTGTGTGCCTTTATTAGAACTTGATGCACGTGAAGTAGCAAACAATATGGCAAAAGCCTACCGCGAATTACCTGATGGCATTCGCACCGTAGTAACCTATCGGAATTATTCTTTTGAGGATTTAAAAAATGGCTCGGCTTCCAAAAATTGAAGAACCAAAATTTGTTGGTGAAATGTCCAATATTAATTTGATGAATGCATTAAATTGGTATCATCAAAATTTTGAGAACAAAGATGCCCAAAATTTTATTTTAGAATATGCCAAGAAAAATAAAATTCCTGGTCGTATTGATACTTCTGGCAGTTATCTAACCCTTGGTTGGATTTGCCGTCTTTTGACTAATGGAAATAACATTGGTGAAAAAGGCAATTTATTTATTACTAACCAATTAAAACAAGTATTGGTGGCTGAAGTACAGGCACCAACTGTTGTTACTGAAACAGTACCGACAATTTCAATCCAAGAACGTTTGCGTGAAAAGATTGGTGAAATTGCCGGAGAGTTAGAAGGCGCCATAGATGAGTATATTGAAAGTGATTTTAAGATTGAAAAATCGCCAATGGCTTTGATGCAAGAAAAAGCCAAAGGTATGCACGCCGCCAAATTAATTGAAATTTTCAGAAAACGCCGTATAGAATTTGATGAAGTCCTGAATACGGATGACAAACAAATAAAAGAAGGCTATAGTAATTTCACAAGACCTCAATTGAAAAAATTGATTGCGTATTGTGATAGTATTATTCTGGATGCAATGAAAATTGCAGGCGAAGCAAAGATTAACCGTAAGCCACGTAAAGTTAAGAAAAAAACACCTGAACAATTGGTGTCTAAAATGCTTTACTTGGATAAATTTGATGAGTTGAAATTGCAGTCGATTCCAGCTAAACAAATAATTGGTGCTACGCAACTTTGGGTGTACAATACCAAATACAAAAAACTTGGTGCTTATATTGCCGAGGATGCCGGTGGATTTACCGTAAAAGGTTCCTGTTTGCTTAATTACAGTGAATCAAAATCCGTACAAAAAGCAATACGTAAACCTGCAGAGGTTTTACCTGAAGCCATGAAAGCCGGCAAGATTGTTCTCCGTAATTTACTTGGCAAACTTACCACCAAAGAATCTTTGTTGGGTGGTCGTATCAATCGAGATACAATACTTCTCCGTGTGCTATAATTGCCTGCCTTTTGTAATTGACTATGTTATACTTGAATCATGATTATATTTGACTTTAACCAGGTTGTAATTGCCAACCTTATGGAACAAATTGGTTCCAGCAAAACTCCAGTTGAAGAATCGTTGGTTCGCCACATGGTTCTCAATACTATTCGGGCTAACGTTCGAAAATTCCGCGAATACGGCGAAGTCGTTATTGCATGTGACAGTAAAAGCTACTGGCGCCGTGAAGTATTTCCTGCCTATAAAGGTTTACGCAAGAAAAACCGTGACGCATCCGGACATGATTGGGCATCCATTTTCGAATGTATGTCCAAGATTCGTGAAGAATTAAAAGTTAATTCACCATATAAAGTGATTGAAATTTATGGTGCCGAAGCTGATGACATTATTGGTGTGCTTACACAAACATACGGTCAACGAGAGAATATTATGATTCTTTCGAGTGATAAAGATTTCGTTCAGCTACAAACTAATCCAAAGGTTTTTCAATATTCTCCAAGTATGAAAAAGAATATTAAGACAGAGGATGCCGAGAAACAACTTTTCGAATTGATTATTCGTGGAGATAGTGGTGATGGCGTTCCTAATGTATTGTCTCCAGATAATTGTCTGATTGAAGGCGTTCGCCAAAAACCTATTACTGAAAAAGCCATGAACAACATCATGGAACAAGTCCGTGGCGAAATGTCAGATACCCTAAAACGTAATTGGTCGCGCAATAAACAGTTGATTGACCTCTCTTGTATTCCAGAAAGTCTTTCCAAAAATATTATAGATACATACATGGAGACAAAGCCAGCTAATCGCCAGCAATTTATGAACTATATGATTGCAAACAAGTTGATGAACCTGTTGGCTGTTATTGATGAATTTTAAAATATGAACAACTTAATGTACCACGAGATTTTCGAACTCTTTGAAAAAACCGAAAAACGATCTGACAAAATTGAGGTGTTGCGTAAACATGCAAATAATAATTTTGTTCAATTCTTAATTATGGCATTCAATCCAAATGTAAAATTTGATGTTGAAATTCCTGAATATAAATCATCGGTTGATCCTGCAGGACTAAATGTTCTGTATCTACATAATGAAGTTTCTAAGATGTACCGGTTTATTGTGAATCATCCACGCCGGGCAGTAGGATTAACCTCCGAAAAACAAAAGAGTCTTCTAATTTCTGTTTTAGAAGCACTTCATAAAGATGAGGCTAATTTAATGATTCGTTGCATTCAAAAAGATTTAAAAATTCCTTTCCTCACAAAGAAACTTATTGGTGAGGCTTTTCCGGATATTGAATTGGAATAAAATTTATGAAAGTTGCAATAGTAACTCCGACAATAGGAACTAAACATCTTTCTAAATGCATAGAATCGGTAGACAAACAAAGCTACCAAAACTTAACGCATTATTTGTTTGTTGATGGAAAAGATTCCTTTAATGCTGTTCTTCAACAGAGTGAAGGTTCAACTAAAACAAAAATAAATTTACTAGAAGAGAATATCGGTAAAGGCTGGTATGGTCATCGTGTATATGCGGCATGTTCATTTCTGGTGAATGCTGATGCTATCATCTATTTGGACGAAGATAATTGGATTGATGAAAACCATGTGCAAGATATGGTTGATGTTTTACAAAAAGGTAATGATTGGGCTTACTCACTAAGGAAAATTTATGATAAAGATGGCAAAATGTTGTGTGAAGACAATTGCGAATCTCTGGGAAAATGGCCCGTATTCTTTGATGAAAAAGTCCATCATATTGATACCTCTTGTTTTGCCATTCGGCGTGATATTGCTGTTCGTATTGGTCATGCTTGGTACGGTCAGTGGGGAGCTGACCGACAGTTTTATCAAGCAATATCCACCCATTTTCCCAATTACGACTGCACAAAATCACATAGTCTATGCTATCGTTTAGATGGTAATGATAATTCGGTAAAATTTGAATTTTTCGAATCTGGTAATGCTATACAAGCAACAAAATATTTCGGTAAATTTCCTTGGTCTAAAATAACAAATATCTAAATATGATTAAACATATACCATATCGCACAGCAAAAATTCGCAGTAGAGAAGACCTTGTGACAGAAAAAGAAATGATTTTTAGTATACAAGACCGCATGGAAAATGTTTTCTTGGACAACCATATTCACTTTTTGTATGGTGATATTGTAGAAGAAAACGTTCAGAGAGCTATCGAATGGATCATTTATGAAAATTCCATGGAATGTAGTAAAGAAACTGTTCTCCAATTGCATGTAAATTCTATTGGCGGTGATCTTTATCAAGCACTCGGTTTAATTGATGTTATGAGACTAAGTAAAATTCCTATTCGCACCATAGGACTCGGTGCAGTTATGTCCGCAGGCTTTCTTATTTTTGCATCGGGCACTCCTGGACAAAGATATATTACTAAAAATTGTGGTATCATGTGTCACCAATATTCAGACACATATGAAGGTAAACACCACGATTTAAAATCTTTTACTAAAGAAGCTGAATTAACAAATAGGCGTATGCTTCAAATTCTTCAAGATGCCAGTGGCATGACAGCTAAAGCCGTCAAAACTAAATTATTATCACCTAGTGACGTTTGGTTAACTGCGGAAGAATTAGTAAGTTTAGGTGTTGCGGATCAAATTCTTTAACGGAGGTTTATTTAAAAACAGATATGATTGGTGCAATTAAAATTGAGCGAACCGCGAAAACGAAGTTTCGAAAAAATAATGATGGTAATCGTGAACAACAAAACAAACAAAAACATCACGACAAGTCCTTTTATAGATTAATGAAAGAGGAACAAGAATATGCAAATGATCCAAAAAATTCAAAAAGAGATACGAGAGATTGAAGAACGAATCTCCGGTGAAAAAGGCGACCTCGACCAGTTGAAACGTTTATTAGAACGTTTGAAAATGCAAGAGTTTGAGGAAGACCTTAGAGAATCCGACAATCGGCAATTACTCAAAGGTTAGTTGTTTTTTAACAACAAAATGGTTGTACAATCCGTTCATTGTGCTATAATAGAATTATCGGTTCAGGAGATTTTATGAATGACTGGGATAAAGACAATTTAAATTTCATTATGTCAGCCGACAAAGATACTTATATGGAATGGGTATTATCGTTGGATGAAGATGGTTTAGATTATGCAATTAACTTGGTTCACACTTATCGAGCCACATTAATTGAGCAAGAGTTGGATTGGATGGAAAATGATTTAGAAGATTTCTCCGAATCATATTTTATTTTGAGTAAGTTTACATTAAAAGGTTGATTATGGATTCGTTTGCTATGATGGTTGATTATCTTGAGAAAAGATATATGCGGGTGTTTGATAATATTAATTACAACGATGAACAAATTGAAAATTCATCATTAGCATTGGTTGAAAGTGTGTTATTGAATGGCTACACGATTAATGATTGTGCTCAATATAAACCAATGAATAAAATTGTAAGAGTTAATTAAACATGACAGAGTTTTATTTTTATCTCGATGCGTGGAATTATTGTCAAAAAAATAATATTCCATTAAATTTTATTAGTCGTAGAGACTGGAAAACTTGGCAAATAGAAATTATATGATGATATATTGTCGTGATAAGGGCAAACGTAAAAACCCTACACAAAAACAAAAAGCTGAATATCAGGCTTGGTTAGATTCGGTTAATAATATTCCGAATATATCTGGTCGTAAATTTAATTCAGTTAAACCAAAATCAGTTGCTGTTATTCCGGCATTAACTGTGCCAGCCGGTCGTGTAACTACAAAGTATTCAAGTTTATATACACCGGGTGGTCTTTGCACCAAACCGGTTGAATCTAAAGTATACACCGGAACTGCCATGAAAGGCATTGGTACCTTACATAAGAGCAACGCTGTTCCAATATTCTCGGATGAAGAGGCCAAGGCTCAGGCGCTTATGCGGAGATGACATGCAAGTCCTACTATCACCTGCAACAATTTTCGTCCTAGGTGCGTTCCTAGGCGCTTTGGTGGGTAGAACTTTTACATTCTTTTTGATGGCCATTTGGCTCTTGTGTTTTTTAATACTAAAGTATTAGTGTTGTATTTTTGCAACTTTTGAAAAAAAGTGTTGACTTTATTGCCGGTTGATGTATAATTGGTCCTGTTGAGTTGATAAAGAGATACGAAAATGAAATTGCTTTCCACGGGTAACCCCAAAATTCTTAAAGGTCTTAGCCAAGGCTTTAATACTTACATCTTACACCTCGCTCCTGCGAATGTGTCTGGTTATGAAACCTGTCCTAAACGAACCGCTGGATGTACCGCGGCTTGTTTAAATACTGCCGGTCGTGGTGGTATGTTTAAGCGTGGCGAAACAACAAACGTTATTCAAGAGGCACGTAAGCGGAAAACCCGTATGTTCTTTGAGTACCGTACGGAGTTTATGGCTCTTTTGGTTAAAGATATTGAATTAGGTATTAAACAATCGGCTCGATTGAATTTAGTTCCTGTATTTCGCTTAAATGGTACTTCCGATTTGTCATTTGAAAAATATGAAGTAATTCGTAATGGTGTTTTATATCGTAATATTTTCACCGCTTTTCCTGAAGTCCAATTTTATGATTACACCAAGGTTCTTGGTCGTAAAGTAAAAGATATTTCAAATTATCAATTGACATTCTCTGCCGCCGATGGTAATGATGCGGATGTTTTCCGTGCTATTTCCGAAGGTTTGAATGTTGCTACCGTGTTCGGTTTGAAAAAAACCGAACCAATGCCTGCCGAATATTTGGGTCGCCCAGTATTCAACGGTGACGAATCCGACTTGCGCTTCCTTGATCCAAAAGGTGTTATTGTTGGTCTCTATGCAAAAGGTAAAGCCAAAAAAGATACAAGCGGTTTCGTTAAGTATCCTACCTTTTTGTTGCAAGCGGCATGATTGCCGCCAAATGGTTGCCAGTACCTACTGGCTATGTTATACTTGTTACATGTTCAATTTGATAGGAATTTATTATGTCTAAAGCCACCGCCGTGAAAGTTACAAAACTCAAACCTTTCGAGAAGGTTTTGAATGTATTGTTGTCAGGCAAACCCACTGCAAAAGAAGATATTGATGCTTTGCTTGGCAAAGAAATCTATATGTACCGAATCTCGACTTATATTTGGCACTGTAAAACAATTGCTGGTGCGGTTATTCGTGCAAATAAAGATGGACGAAAAGTTTCCAGTTATCAGCTAATGAATGTTGATACTGCCAAAAAATATTTGAAGATGATGGATGTTCTTCTGGAACAACCAAGTGTTGTCAAACTTACTGACTTAGGCGCTGAGCCTGCTGTGGTTGAAGAAGCCGTGGCAGAAACGGAAACCGCTTAATTTTTAATTCCTTTAATCTAGCCTGATTCGTCAGGCTTTTTGTGCTATGAATATTTTTTATCTCGACCATGATGTTTACAAATGTGCTGAAATGCACAATGACAAACACACAGTTAAAATGATCCTTGAATATGCTCAATTACTTTCTACTGCTCATCGGTATCTCGATGGCGTTCCTATTATTGATCGGGGAGGTAGGTCTGGCAGACAACGAACCTCGTATATACTCTCTGATAGCCGTGATTCTTTGCTTTATCGGGCTACTCATATCAATCACCCTTCCGCTATTTGGTGCCGTAAAGGCATAGTACAATATCGTTGGTTACACAACCTTTTGATTGAACTATGTAAAGAATATACTCACCGATACGGTAAAATTCATAAAGTTGAACGTGGAGGTTTACTTTGGAAATTAGAACAACCTCCACACAGTATTCATCATGATGTATTCTGGTGTGAACCAACACCTGCAATGCCAGATGAAATGAAGATTCCTGGTAATTCTATTGCATCATATCGGAATTACTACATAAACAACAAAGCACATCTTGCAAATTGGAAAAAACGTCCAATTCCAGAATGGTTTTCGACTAAATAAGAGTATACATGCCAACATATGATTTTCTCAACAATGAGACTGGCGAAGTATTTGAAACGTTTATGAAAATTTCAGAACGTGAAGAATATCTGAAAACCAATTCTCACATTCAACCTGTTATGACTGCACCTGCGATTGTGTCTGGTGTATCCACTTCAACTCAAACCAAAGTACCCACCGGCTTCCAAGAGGTTCTCTCTAAGGTAGCAGAGGCGCATCCAGCAAGCACCGTAGGTGATAGATACGGTAAAAAGTCCATTAAACAAGTCAGAACCGAACAGGTTGTTAAGAAGCATGTAGAAAGGGTTACTGGCGCAAAAACTTAATGGAAGTTCCTCATGGCAAGAAAAACCGCAAACACCAAAATTAGAATTGTTGATGAAACTGATACGCAAATTCGTCCTACAAACGGATTAAAAATTAGAATTGATGATCTAAAAACTTTTGATCCTTTGACACAAAATCAAAAAATATTTTTTGATGCGTATAAGAGAGGAGATTATTTTGTAGCATTACATGGTGTTGCTGGCACAGGTAAAACCTTTTGTGCAGTATACAAAGCATTAGAAGAAGTTTTGGATAGAAGTAATCCGTTCAAAAAAATTATCATTGTTCGTTCCGCTGTTCAATCCCGTGAAATTGGACATTTGCCTGGTGACGTAACAGAAAAAATGGAGATTTATCAACAACCTTATATTCAAATTTGCGATACACTTTTCGGAAGAAAAGATGCATATCAAAGACTTGAAGAGCAAGGTTACATAGAATTTATTTCCACATCCTTCATTCGCGGTATGAGTTTTGATGATGCTATCATTATTGTTGATGAAATGCAAAATTTGACATTTGAAGAAATTGATACAGTTATGACTCGTGTAGGTTATCGTTCTAAAATCTTGTGGTGTGGTGACTATCGCCAGACCGACCTGAATAAAAAACGTAATGACATGAGTGGTATCTTGAAATTTTTTGATATCGCCGAAAGAATGGGAGCATTCACTAAAATTGAATTTACTCCTGATGACATTGTGAGAAGTTCTTTGGTAAGAGATTATATTCTTGCCAAACTTGATTATGAAGATGAGATTAATTGATGTTTGAATTCGTAAAACTACCTGAGTTAGATTTTGATATGAAAGCTGTGACTACCGACTCGGGTAGGGTTTACGTCACACCTTCTGGACTTAAATATCCTTCTGTAACAACGGTGCTATCACCATACGGAAAGAAGGCTCTATTTGAATGGAGAGAACGTGTGGGTGCGGAGGAAGCCAATCGTGTGGCTGCCAAGGCATCTCGCCGTGGAACTGCATTACATACAGTTTGTGAAAAATACTTATTGAATGAAATGTCTAGCACAAAACTTGCTAGTATGCTTCCAACAACAAAAGAGCTATTCTACAAAATAAAACCACATATTGATACCAGTATTGGTAAAATTTATTCTCTTGAACAAGCATTGTATTCTGATGGTCTACGTATTGCTGGTCGTGTGGATTGTATTGCTGAATGGAATGGAAAACTATCCATCATCGACTTTAAATCTTCTACCCGACAAAAAGAAAAAGATGGAATCGGTAATTATTTCATGCAGTGTACAGCATATGCAGTTATGTTTGAAGAGTTGACTGGTAAACTTATTGAACAGATTGTGGTTTTGATTGGAACCGAAAACGGACCAAGTCAGGTGTTCATTGAGGAGAAGACTAAATATTATGAGGAGCTGAAGAGATATATCTCAAACCATTACTCAAAGCTATGATAGAAAATAAAAAATATCGCTCTATCTTTATTTCTGATGTCCACTTAGGTACTAGAGACTGCAAGGCAGAACACCTAAACAATTTCCTAAAGCACAACTCTTGCGAAACCCTATATCTTGTTGGAGACATTATCGATGCATGGAGAATACAGCAGAACAAGTGGCGATGGAAGCAAAGCCATACTAATGTTGTTCGCAGAGTTCTTGGTCATGCAAAACGTGGCACTCGTGTGGTTTACGTAGCTGGTAATCATGATGAATTTTTAAGACCCATGATACCATATGAGTTTAGTTTTGGTCTAGTCGAAATACACAATCAAATAGAACATATAGGCGCCGATGGCAAACATTACCTTGTGATACATGGTGATTTGTTTGATGGTATTACCAGACTGGCACCATGGATAGCATTTTTAGGAGATAAATCATATGATATCATTTTATCGCTCAATAGTAGGTTCAATTGGATACGCCATCGCTTTGGTTTTGGGTACTTTAGTCTTAGCCAGTATCTTAAAGGAAGAGTAAAGAAAGCAGTAGACTTTATATTCCACTTCGAGAAAAATCTGGCTAGGTATTGTAAGAAACGTGGATTTGATGGTGTAATTTGTGGTCATATTCATCATGCTGAAATTAAAGAAATTGATGGAGTTGTTTACATGAATGACGGGGATTGGGTAGAGTCATGTACAGCATTAGTTGAACATTATTCAGGTACATGGGAGATTGTTACCTGGACACAAACAAATGATAATGCCCTTAAAGAATGATTGTGATGTATTAGATCAAATAGATCCTGCTGATCTTTGGGTAATAGATAAATTTATTCTGTCAAAAAGATTAGGATATTTTTGTGGTCCGGCAGGTGTTGTACCCAACGTTGCTGGCAAATATATTGTGCGACCTTGCGTGAATTTGAGAATGATGTCAGTTGGTGCCAGCTTCATGCATTTGAATACAGATACAGATATTATCCCCGCCGGATATTTTTGGTGTGAAATACTGCAAGGTCGCCACCGAAGTTTTGATTATCATAAAGGTAAACAAGTGCTGGCAGTAGAAGGATTCAGAGATGATCCAAACAGGTTAGATAGATTTAACCGTTGGTGCAAAATTAACGATGTATTTCAGTTACCAAAATTGATACAACAAATAGCTGATAGATATGAATGGCTCAATGTTGAAACTATTGGTGATAACATAATAGAAGTACATTTTAGATACAATGACGATTTTTCAAATCATGATGCTGACACAATAATTCCGGTATGGCAAGAGCAATTTTATCATAGTCCGGCTGGCGACAGAATCGGATTTATATTACAAAAAAAATGAAAACAGTATTAATTATTACCGACAATTTACCGGAGCAAATCAATGGTGTGGTCACGACTTACACGAATATTGAGGCATGTGCGATTCTGGATGGTTATAAGTTTGTGGTGTTGCATCCCGGGTGGTTCAGCTACATTGATTGCCCTAAATATAACGAAGTCAAACTTGCCTGGCCGCGCAACATGGGCAAGAAGATACAGGAGATTGCTCCGGATTATATACACATCGCAACAGAAGGTCCTCTTGGTTGTTGGGCTAGAAAGTATTTGTCATTGGCTAATATTAGGCATAATACCGCTTATCATACTAAGTTTCCTGAAGGATTAAAAAAACTGTTTGGTATTCCAGAATTTATAACTTGGAGATTTGTTAAGTGGTTTCACAAACATAGTGGAAAAGTTTTAACCACAACTGATAGTATGGTTAAGGAATTACAAGCCCACGGTTTTGAGGGTGAAGTTATTCCTTGGACACGTGGTGTTGACCGTGAAATTTTTAAACCTGAACTTAGAGAAAAAACAACTACTAAGTATCTCTTATGTGTTTCCCGTGTCAGCAAAGAAAAAAATCTAGAAGCATTTTTTAAGTTAGACTATCCTGGTTATCAAAAAATTATGGTTGGTGATGGCCCTATGCTTGAAACTTATAAGAAGAAATATCCAGAAGTAACATTTACAGGATTTAAGACAGGTATAAATTTGGCACGATACTATGCAAATGCAGAAGTATTTGTTTTTCCTAGCCGTTGGGAAACATTTGGACTTGTTATGATAGAAGCAATGTCTTGTGGAACTCCTGTTGCGGCTTATCCTTGCCAGGGACCAGAAGATGTAATTGAACAAGATGTAACAGGATTTATGCATACCGATTTAACGATTGCAGTAACGAATGCGCTAAATATGGATCGTCAAAAAGTTTTGGAAGGTAGCAAACGGTGGACTTGGGAAACCGCATGGCAAATATTTAAAAATAATCTTGTCTCTGTCACATCACGTTCACACAATTTGCCATAAATAAGTATGTGCCAATTGGCATATAACCCCAAGGAGTGATTTATGAGATTAGAAGACCTAGCCGTAAGATTAGTAGCAGTTGAAGCTAAGTTAGCATCCCTAACTGGTACTACAGTTGATACAAACAGTGCCACAAGCATTGAAGAAATGGATGCAAGATTGTCGATTGTTGAGGTGCAAGTTGACCAATTGATTGCTGAGAAAACTGCCAACCATATTGATTCTATTATTATTGCCGCAGCAAATGATGCTCCAGTTGACGTTTCCGAAGTTGTTGCTTTGTCCGCAAGTGTTTACAATGAAGAAGCTGCCAGCATCGTTGCTGATGTTGTAATAGCACAAACTGAAGCAGAAGCAATTGTTAATCCAGAAGTTGCAGATATTGTATCTGCTGCGGTTATGGCAGTTGTTACAGCCGAGCCAGAAGTTGTTTTAGATGCAGTAGCAATTACTGCCGCTATTACAGACGCAGTTGCTGAAATGCCAGTGCCATCACCAGAAGTTGCTGAACAAGTAGCTACCGCCATTGCGGAAGTAATTGCTACAGCTACAGGTGTTGATACAGTTTCTCCAGAAGTTCAACAACAAGTAGTTGATGCTGTCGCCGCGCCTTCTGATACTGCATTAGATAGTATTGAGAGTCGCCTAGATGTTGCTGAGGCAAAGGTTGGTTTTTTGTTGGGAAAGTAATGTCTAGCGTTAAACGCTGGTTCTCAAAACTTTTTTGAATAAAAGAAGGCAATAAAGAGGTCGCAAGACCTCTTTTTCATTGACAAATTGGTCAAATAAATATATAATGTAAGTTATTGCTGTATGAAGCGATGTAAAATAAGTTCAAGACGCGGGGGCAGTGCCCGCCAGGTCCACCATAAAATACATTGGAGAACATAGGCAGACCTATGGGGTCCTGAGCAAAAACTCAGGAGCGTGGTTTATCGTAAAACGCTAGTGTATTTTATAATGGGCCTGACACAGGATCGATTGGGCAAAGAGTAACAAAGTGGACAGCACGGGAATGCGAAACCCGTAGGATTGAGGTAACTCGGTCATAGAAGCAAAAAAAGTAAATGCAAACGACTCACGTTTCTTGATGGCAGCGTAAGCACCATCGGAGTTTTGCAAGTTGAACTTAGCAACAGAATCAACTTGCTTTTTTAACCTAGGAGAAAATATGAAAAAATTAATTATCGCTATTGCAGCATTTACAATTGCATCTTTTGCATCTGCTATTGAAATTGATGTGTCCAAAGCTCACGATTTTAAAGCAAAGGCCGATGGTGTACGAGTTGAAGCACAAGTTGATGTATTCAAAGTACCGGTAACGGCATCTTATACTACGATTGATAAGAAATATAATCGTTATGCAGTTGGCGCAGAATATGGTGTTGCTAAAATTGGACCTGTTGCTCTTGCAGTAACCGGTAGTGTTGTTTATCAAGATACATATCTTTCAACTAGTAAAGATGGATATGGTTTAACCGCTGGCGCAATTGCAACACTTCCGCTTGTAAAAAATATTAGTTTATTCGCAAGCACTGAAGTATTCGCTGGCCAGAAACGTATTAATGCATTTAATGGTAACACCGGAACTATTGGTCTAACGGCCAAGTTCTAATCTTTTGAAGGAACAGTAATGAATCGCTTATTAGCTTCACTATTTTTATTGAATGTATTGGTAGGTTGCGGCGGAGGTACTTCAACAGACGTATCAACACCACAAGTAGTAAAATTATCAACACAGTCACTTGCCGACATGCCTGCACCGTTTGTGGTTGGTCTACAACCACAAACACCCACTACGCCTCAGTTTGTTGTTGGACCTAGCGGAACTGTTCCCAGCCAGGTAGTTGTTGGACCTACACCACCTACTGTGACATTTGTAACAGGACCAGTAGTAGGACCAACGGTTACTATATCTCCGCCTGTAGTAATTGGACCCAGTGTTGTTCCACAACCTGTGATCAATTACTGCAGGGACGGTTTTATTGTTGGACCATGCACACCTTTGCCTACAACTTGTAGACCGGATGCCGGTGGGTTTGTAACGGGTCCCTGCACACCGTAATAAATTTGACCACAAAGTTCTAATCACATGAGTTTGATGGTTCTCACAAAATCATCACAGATAAAAAGGAGAAAACATGCGAAGTAAACTTATACTTCTCAGTTTAGTATTCTCTTCCCTCATAGTAGGTCTTGGTATGGTAAATATTAGTCCACCTAAATTACCGTACAAAGTTTCTTATGCCGACCTCAATAAAGATAAACAGAAGCAAATTACTTGTTTAGCCGAAAATATGTATTTTGAGGCGGCACATGAGCCATTAGAGGGAAAGAAAGCGGTAGCATTTGTTACCATTAACCGAGTACAAACAGGCAACTATGCAAATACTATTTGTGAAGTTGTACAACAGAAAACGGGTACAGTATGTCAATTTTCTTGGTACTGTATGAAAACAATTGCCGATAAACGCTTGACAATTAGAGACACTTCATTGTATAATAGCATCAGGCAGTTAGCAACAGACATAGTTGTTAATTATGAGTTCATGGTAGATGTGACAAACGGTTCAACATATTACCATGCAGATTATGTAAATCCTCGTTGGAACTTAAAGAAGATTCACCAGATTGGTCAACATATCTTCTACAAGAACCACAAGGATAAAATTGATAAAACTAAGGAATTTATATGACTAAGAACTATGAAATCGTAACATTGATTATATGTGTATCAGTGATTATTGCGGGTTTAATTGCCGGCACTTTCATCTACAATATCAATGATAGAAACAACATGGCACAAAATATGGAATCGGCAATCGCAAAAGGTATTGATCCACTTTCAATCAAGTGTGCATATGAGACCAATACCAATCCAGTTTGTATCACCATGGCCGCTTCACGCAAATGAGCAAAAATATAGATAGTCTTTTGGCCAGTCTAGGAGTATCTAGGCCAATTAGAACAATTAGAACGGTTGCCCGCGCAAGCCGTAAATCGAAAAAACAGTTTAAATCATGGACATACGATTCGAGTGAAATTAATAATAAATTTATGAATAACGAAAAAATCTTTATTGGCGCATCCGATTACGGAGACTACATCTTTTCACAATTGATGGACCTCCGTACAACACATGAAAAATCTACATTCAACCGTGAGGTAAAAATGTTGGGAAACAGAAATGTTTGGCAAACATTTATTGAATCTGATTTCCAAGATGAACATCTTATTGAATTTAATGAATCGACTGGCATCATCATTACAAATGAAGAAAACTTCATTCGGTATGATGTAAATTCAAATTCTATTACAGCAAGACTTTATGGTGATAAAGAATTCGTAGAGAAATTTTCCGAATACTTGTTGAATAATTTTGAAGAAGTTAAATCTTACATTGAATGGGTTTATTCAAGTGATGGAAATTCTGTAAATGTTCCATTGAACACCGAAAGACTTCCTTTGGATGAAATGTATCCGTTTTTGGGCACCGAAAAGTTGACTGAATATTATGATCGATATCTTGCATCAAATGCGAATATTTTACTATTGATTGGACCACCAGGAACAGGAAAAACTACTTTTATTCGTGGTTTACTTGCACATAGTAATTCCTCCGCAATGGTTACATATGATGCAGCCATTCTAGAAAAAGACTACTTATTTGCTCGTTTTATTGAAGATGAAACTGGCGTAATGGTGCTGGAAGACTCTGATAACTTTCTAAAGGCTCGGAGTGATGGTAATACTATGATGCATCGTTTCCTGAACGTTGGAGATGGTTTGGTGACTACTAAAGGAAAGAAACTAATCTTCTCTACAAATCTTCCATCTATTCGTGATGTTGATCCTGCATTAATCCGACCTGGTCGTTGTTTTGATGTATTATCGTTTGACCAATTGAATGGTGAACAGGCAACTAAACTAGCTGAAAAACTTGGTGTTTCTTATGAAACAAAAAATTCAGGCAAGTATAGCATTGCTGAAATTTTCAACAAAAAACTTGATGCCGATAATCCAAGAAAATTCGGTAGCAAAATGGGATTTATTTAAGGAGTATATTATGGCTGTAAAACAATTTTCAATCAATCAAATTTCAAATGATGCTGACCGCAAGAAATTACTAGATGCTATCAAAGAATGTTCCAATTCCATGGTCCGCATGGAAGGAGAAAAAGACTTTATTAAAGAAGCGATAAAGCAGGTATGTGAAGACTTGAAATTACCAAAACGTATAGTAAATCGTTTGGTGAAGGTTTATCACAAACAAAATTATGATGAAGAAGTTGCAACACATGAACAGTTTGAACAACTGTACGAAACGATTGTTAAGTAATGCCAACAAAAGATGAAATGTACAAGTTTCAGTTAGCAATTGAAGACCTCGTTATCGAAACTTCTTTCAATCATTTAGAAGCTATCATAGAATACTGTGATAGAACTGGTATGGAAATTGAATTAGCTTCTTCTTTGGTGAATAAAGACTTAAAGGCAAAAATTCAAATTGATGCTCAGGAATTGAACATGTTACCAAAAACTGCTCGCCTTCCCATCTAATTTGTAATACAATTATATAATGACAGGATACGAAGCATTTTCAAATTATCATGTGCTCAAATTGCACTTCACCTCCAGCTATGATTATTTCAAATATGGTGGTAAGTGCAATATCAACATTGAGTCTTTTGAGAAACGTAGAGATAAGTACCACTTCTATAAATTATCACGTAAATATGAACTTGATGAATACCGAGAATTTGTAATTTCAAGTTTACTTACCAATGATAATTGTTGGGCAGGTACATTGTTGGAAGATGAGTCTCAATTAGCTCATACAAAAAGAATGTCCATCTTACAATCTCTTGGGTATAATTTCAAAAATGACTGTGTAATAATTTCTGATGCTGGCAATTTAAATTCACTATTGAAAACTGAAGGCTCTTATCCAACACTTTTAACAATGACGTTGCAGAAAGTATTAAACATTGAAACATTGTGCATACTGAATGCATTAATGAATTTTTTGCCGATGTGGGAAAGAAAAATAGATGATGATATTCGATGGCCAAACATACATCAAAAAATTGTGAAGTATAGCCCGTTCATACAATTCCCCAAAGATTTATTCCGTAAACATGCACTTGAGAGTTTAAAATGATTGAAAAACTATATTTGGATATGGATGGCGTTCTCTGCAACTTTGAGCGCCGATACTTTGAACTGTATGGTGAATTGCCCGGTTCAATGCGAGATAGAAAAGAATTCTCGTTACATTGGGAAGATTTCATTATGACCAAACAGTTTGAAACTCTCGATATGTGGCCTGGTGGTGAAAAATTAATTTTGTATGCAGAATCACTTAGCATTTCTGTAGAGATTCTTACCTCTTCTGGTGGAAACAAACACCATGACAAAGTTGCCGAACAAAAAATGGTTTGGCTAAAAACAAAAGGAATTGAATTTCCTTGCAATGTGGTATCTGGTCGCAAGAACAAAGCGAACTATGCTACACCTAAAACTATTCTGGTTGATGATACCGCTGATGTTATTCAGGCATTTAATGCCGCTGGCGGAATCGGTATTCTTCATAAAGAAGCCGGCAATACTTTGATGATGCTGGAAAAGCTCTTGACTTGAGCATATATACATGATATAATGCATATTGTGGATAAAAACTATACAACGTAATACAACTTATACAAGGAAAATACTATGTCTTTCGAAAATCTAAAACGCAACCGTGACAGCCTCGACAAACTTACGAAGGCTATTGAGAGCACCACACAAACTGCTGAGGCTGGCTCTAAAGATGACACCCGATTCTGGCAACCAACTGTAGACAAATCCGGCAACGGTATGGCTACTATTCGCTTTCTACCTGCTCCAGGTATCGATGGTGAAGATGGTCTCCCATGGGTTCGCAAATTCGACCACGGTTTCCAAGGTCCAGGTGGTTGGTTCATTGACAACTGCTTAACAACTCTTGGCGAGAAGTGTCCAGTATGTGAGCACAACAGCACACTATGGAACTCAGGTGTTGAAGCAAATAAAGAAATCGTTCGTAAACAAAAGCGCCGTTTGAGTTATAACGCAAACATTTATGTCGTTTCTGATCCTGCACATCCAGAAAATGATGGTTCAGTTCGTCTATTCAAATTTGGTAAGAAAATCTTTGATAAGATTACTGAAGCAATGAATCCAGAATTTGCGGATGAAACACCATTGAATCCATTCGACCTCTGGAATGGCGCCAACTTCAAATTGAAGATTCGTAATGTTGAAGGTTATCGCAACTATGATAAATCTGAGTTTGCTGGTATTTCAGCCCTATTTGATGATGATGCAAAATTGGAGAAAATTTACTCCATGGAACACTCACTGAAAGAATTCACAGATAAGAAGAATTTCAAACCATACGAACAATTGAAGGCTCGCCTCGATAAAGTTCTTGGTTTCGAAGGTGATATTATTCCAGCAACACGTGC